GATAGTTATAAATAACGTACTTGTCCACCGCAGTGCTGTTAGCTGAGCAGTAGAACCACCAGACCTCATTAAAGCCCTCGTTTGTACCAGAGAACACTTGCAGTGCCTGCTCTTGGTTAAGGTCACCAAACACAAAGCGACGCAGGTCGCAGTTCAAAGTATTTACACGGCCATCATAGGAATAGAACTTATCTACGCCCATCCAGTACACAATACCTGAAGCAATCACAACCGAGTTAGGACTCATGATTGAGATATTGTCGCCAAGCAACTGCGGTACCCACACGTACGGGGGGCCAAGATACTGGAGTGAATATATAGCCGAGTCGGTAAACATCACAATTTCTTGACGAGTCTGAACCGTAGCAACAATCTCAGAGCCGTGAGATATACGTATAAACCCTGCTTGGTTGGTAGGGTCAGGTGTCCAGTTGTAAATGTCATCTTGCGCTGACCAGCGAATTAGCATGGGGTCAAGTGTGTTTGAGCCGTAGTCATTACAACCAAACGCAATTACAAAGCGTGATGTATCAGAAACGGTCATGTTGTTCTGAACCGTAGGAACATCCACAATCAAAGATACGGAACCCGTGCCCGTGGAGGAAGTATTGACCTCGTTACCGGAGCCGTCCAGTAAGTTAAACGTAAGCCCGTTAACTTGGAACACGTAATACGTAGTAGCCGCAGACACGCCAGTTGGCAATGAGCCCCCAGAAAACTGAATGGCGGCGTTTTCGGTATAAAGTATGGTGGAGGTCACCAAAGTTGGCGAAGCGTTGGTAAAAGATACTGTACCGCCAAGAGAGTTTAAAAGAACCCCGGGAGTATTAACACCGTTGTTGGCAGTCCAGTAATAAATACCGCCTGTGCGTGGGCCATACACTAAATCTTGGCCGTAGTTAATCTGGTTCCACAAACGAAGCGCAGATGTAGATGTCCCGCCATTACCCCATGTCGTACCTGTCTCACCCCAGCTACCCGCGCCCCAACCCACAGCAGGGACAGGAATAGCAGGGCCAACACTGATTTGGTATGTAGCTACGACAGAAGCACCACCACCGGGGGAGCCAGAAGCATCCGTTGCATTTGCCGTAGCCGAGGCTGTAAATGTGTATGTGTTTGCAGTAAGTACTGTTATTTGGTACTGCGCATTTAACACTGTAGCCGTAATATTTCCGCCAAGGCCAACAGCGCCACTGAAGGTTACAAAATCCCCTGTCAATGCGCCATGGCTAGTATCTGTAACGGTGATTACGGCGGAGCCATTTGTAGCTACAAACGGATTGTTGTTAATTGTGGAAGTTGCACGGATGGGCGTAATGTCATAGTAAGCACCGCCTTGGTTGATGTAAAACTTAAGGTTTGTGCCAACACCTATCAGATTATCGCCACCAAGCGTTACCCAGTTCCACAAAGAACGGCATACGCCTTGGAAATAAGCAGCAGAAAAAGGCTCCCAGCCGCCAATGACTTCGGGATTACCCTGACGAAAGCGTACTTTGTCGGCCTCGTACCAACCACCCTCGGTGGTATAGCGGGTGTTTTCTTTATTGACGCCCGGCTTAAACAGTATTTTTTGTAATGGCATCGGCAGTCCTAGGATAGAAACACGGCACGCTCGTCGATGCGACGCTTTTGCAGCCCTTTGAGAATTTTACCCCCAGCCATGCAATACTTCAAGAGTTCTTCTGCTGCGCCTGCCATATCACCACGAATCACTTTCTGACGCATGGTTGACCGCTGAAGCGTACCTAGCCCAACATTGAATGAAAATGATACCAGTGCGTCAAACTGTCCTTGAGTAAGAGGCACAGGACAATAAGTGGCCACGCCTTTCTCAAACCGAGCAAGATCGGCTTTAAGTATTGCATTGACTTCCTCCATGCTGTGTTTACGCATAGCCTCTGGCGGAGGTACAAAAGCATCCCGCTGGTCTATCTTGAGCTTGCCCTGCTCTGGAAACATGACGTGCCCAACCCCCACAGTCCACAACTTTGCTGGACATTTATACGGGTTTTGCCTGACACCTTCATGGTGGCGGATCATGTGCAGGCACTTGTCTGAGATGTTCATTTACCAAACGCCCGACCACCAAAGTGGAAAGCAATGATAGAAGCAAACAGGGCTTGGGTATCAGAGTCCCACAGCATCTCGGCTAACTCTACGAACGTAGCGCCACTGTGCCAGCCGTAGGCAAACAGGCCAACATCCACAAACAAAAGCAAAAAGAAGAAACCATAAGTAATGACTGGGCGAACGCTGGCTCTCAGGTTCTTCATCCACTGGGATGTGCCCTCGTTTAAACTTTCATCGTGGGCGTAGATTGCCTGCATCTCCGCTTGCTGTGCGCCAATCAGAATTTGCTGGGTGTTGGCTGCGCTCTCGGTTGCCAACTGGTCTGACCGGATATTCTCAATGCGCTCCTGCGCTTCAAAGCCTGCTTTACGCAGTTCCAATTCACGCTCAATCTGTAGCCGAGCAAGATTTAGTTCATGTAGTTTGTCAGCCTTGTCTTGGAAGAAGTCCAGCAACTTGGGCAAGCCGCCCATGAGAAACGAAATCAGGGTTGAGATAAGGGTTAGCATTAGTTTCCTCTTTTAGTTAACATTGTCGCTGAAATTTCCATCATTGAGATGATGTGTTCCATGTTGTCAGGCTGAGTAGACCACCCTGCTGTAACCTGCCCTATAAATCGACTGCGATCTGGGGGTACAGATATTCGGCAAGTGTAACCAACTCCTTGCCCTATGTACCAAATACCCAATTCACTTTGTGGGCGCAAATACTGCCCGCAAGGGACATCCCCTGCCATTAGCTTTACAACATCGTTGTTGTTTGCGTGGTTGGCTGTAAACAGCCCAACATCCAAGCCTTCTAACTCTTTACTGCGACCATCCTTGGTATACAGCCTGTATAGAATCCGAGTACCCAATATGGGGTTGACCTTGAAGATAGCCACAAACTTAGCGTCTGTTTGTTTAAACAGCACAGAAGCCGCATCATCTGTTCGCTCTTCATTGATGCTTGGCATCTTCTTTTGCTCTTGATACGCAGAGATCAAGAACGATTGGTTCTGCCAAAACACATAACCCACAAACGCCACAACCCCCATGACAAGGATTGCAAACAGTTTAAACGGGCTGTCTACATAGCCAAGCACCGTACTGAGAGTAGATTTTTCTTTGGTCACCCAAGTCCAATCATTCCAAGTAGTTTATTGACAATCTTGTCTGACAGATTGTCAGGCAAGAACCGCAAAAGCCCAAGCACCCACCAAGCAATGCACAACCGCACAAAGACTTTAAGGAAGAGGTCAAACTGTTTTTGGTACTCATTCACCGACCACACCTTGATCTAGCACACAGATCAGAGACTTCATTGATACCCCATCCAACAGCACCAACAAACATCACAATAATAACAATGGCAACTGCCCATTGCATTTGTTCGGCCTCGTCCTCTTTGCGCTTTTTCTCTTCGGCGTGTAAAGCCGCCATCTCTTTGGCATCATCCCTGTCCATTTCAGCTTGACGGGCTTTGGTTGCATTCCATACGTCTATGCGTCCAGCTTGCATGAACAACATTTTTAACTGCTCTTCAAACCGCTTGGCCTCATCCAAAGCCATCTCAATTTGTAACGCCGCACCAAGGTTAGACTTACCGCCCGTACGCTTGGCTTGGAGCATAGCCTTGGTAGCGGTTGACTTGGCATCAAAGAGCTTGGCAATTGACGGAGTTAAACCTGCCAGATCACTAGCAACTTTACTAGCTTTTTTAACGACACTGATTGCAGTTTGCAACCCTTCTAGCGCCGTGATCGGATCAATCATCTTCTAACCTTTTGCCACTCAAGGCATACTACTTTACGGTTATACACATCTCCTGTCCAAGCCCAACGTACACAGCGGTATTCCGTCTTTCTATCTTGGCTGGCTGCTCCCGGTAGAAACACCAAAAAGAGCATTAAAAGCCAGCGCATAGATCATTAGGGTGTCTCAGGCCAAGTGATTGTCCAAGGGAACCCAGCTTGCGCAGTAATGTCACGCAGTGCTTGGCGGTATGTTGCCCATGCAGTTTTATCCGCAGTGCTGTCAGCAATCTGTGTCCAGTCGCTGTCTTTAAGTTTTTCAGTACGTTGCTGGCGTATGGCCTTGGCCTGCGCTGTATCTAAAGCGTCTTTGGCTTCTTGATTCATATCGGAGACGCTGTACTTTGTGTACCATTTACCCTCAATCTGCTCAACGCCATCGCGGAACGCCACCTGATAACGGGTTGGCTGGGCTTGCGGGCCTTCAAACACTACGTCAGCGCCCAAGCTTTCCAAGACTTCAGTTGTTGTTATGCCCCATGTTGGGCCATCGTTGGCTTTGGTGTACGCACGAAATTCTGCTTCGTACATGACTGCGCCGGATTGTTGAATTCTAATTTGCATGATTTTTCCTTATGCGATTGCCAAGAAGATAAATGTGCCACCGTTTGCATTAATAGAGTTTGGTGCTGTGCTAGTAATTTCAAACCCCGCATTGTAGGTATCAACATAGTCAGTGTTTGTCACTTCAGCGGCTGTACTACTAATAATCAGATATGGGTCGTCACCAGCTACAATGCCACGGGCTGAATCCCAGACGTACCAAGGACCAACAAAATCGGTGCGCTTGATGAGTACGAACCGTGAACCTGCTGTGAAGCCACAATTAATTTGAAGTGTTGTTGCTGTGCCAGTGTATGAGCCTACTTTGGAAACACCAGCGCAGGTTGCAAAGAGATAAGCAACGTAAGT